TTATTACAAGGCATTGAGTCCTTAGCTATTTTTGATGCTTTTACAGCTTTTTTTCTTTTGTCAGCCATTAGTCAACACCTTTAAATAATGCAGTGAATTCGCCAAGTATCTTCTTGCCACTTTCACTTTTGAAGTCTTTTGCTCTATTGTTATCTGTAAATATACTAAAATAACTAGGCGCAGCAGCTTCTCTTTTACTACTTAATCCTGTCGGCTTGTCCTCTGGAAACAGCGTTTCAATAGAAGACAAGGCTTTAAAAGGATCTCTGCTTGTTAGTCCGGCAAAGGCTCCACCAAGCTGTAAACCCTTTTGACCTTGTGTTAATAACTGAACTTCACCTCTATCTACATCTGTTAAGAAAGAATCAAAGAACTCATCTTCACTGCCTTGGTAGCCAGCATTTCTAAATATCTTATAGAGCTCTGTCTCGTTAGGAGATGAAGTTGGTTTGAAATCTTCTGGTCGTTCAATATAATCAACGCCAAGCCTTTCTTGTGTAGGTTTTAGTTTCTTTTCATTTAAAAACTTGATTGATTCTCTGATCTTTTCTGCGGCACCTGTTCTAAAGGCCTCAACAATATATTGCTTAACTTCGTCGATGCCTAACTGTTGCCCGCCTAAGCCTAGAGACTCAAGCACTTTATCGAACTCTTCTTTTTGTTTCTCTGGGTCAATCCCTTCGAGTAGATTGTCGGCAAACTCTTCAGGTGTAACAAAGTTTAAAAAGCTGATATCACCAATATTTAACTTTTCATTGGCAATTTCAGGAATAATTGTGTTCTGAATATAGTCCTCTGCGTCTTTTAATGTAATCAAATCTTTTGCAGGGTCAAAGCCTTTTGCTGCACCTTTGACTTGGTAATTGAGCTTTGCAAACTGATCTGGATCATTTACGTCAAGTCCATAAAAATATGCCCACTGGTTCCAAGTAAGGCCGTCGATTTTTACGGTGTCTCCCCTTGTTCTTGCGTCTTCCCAGTCTTTAGCGACTTCAGCTTTTTGCTCTGCGTACCTTGCAAATTTAGGATCATCAGCCGAGAAATTGCCAGTGGGATCGAAATAAAACTTTGTGTCAAAGTTTAAAGGATCTTGTCCACGGACTCCATCAAGGAATGCACGTGCACGTAAGTCTGCAATATCTCTCAAAGAGTCCAATGCACTTTGAGTTTGGAAAATGTTTTGTTCGTTTTGCTTTACATCTAGATAGCTGATAAATTCAGTTAAAGATTTGGAGTTATCAAAACGTGGCTTTAAATAGCGCTCAATATAATCTTTGGCAAATTCCGCATCTAATGTAAATTTGTTGTTGGGATCTGTTGGATCTTGAAAGGTAGCGCCTTCACCGTAACGTGTTAAGAGCTGATCGTCGAACCATTTCTGCCAGTTATAAACAGCATTGCTTCTACTGGGAATACCTGTAACGTTTCCCAGGGATTTTTCTAAACCTTTAGAGGTACGTTCAGTATTTGCTACAAATCCAAGAACGCCGCCGATTCCCGAATCACCAAGGATTGAATTGGAAATACTTTCATTGATTGAAAAAACTTCGTTAAACCCTTCAAGACCACTTAGGAAATCAAACTGAGTTTGGCTTGCTTGTACGCGTTGTAATTCGGCTGCTGCTTGCTTAAGTGAATCACTAGTTAAAGAGCCAAAAGTCTGCTGCTGTTGCTTATCTTTTGCGTTAATAACAGCGCCAAGTTCTCCTTCTAAGATTGTTTTCCCTTTCTCAAGTACAATCTTTCCTCTTAAGCGATCGGGTACGCTATCTAAAGTTGGAACGGGTAAGGTTCCATCATTAAAAGCTCTCTTTTGATCTGCTGGTAAGCTATTGACCCACTCTGCCAGGATCGTCGGATCCTGTGCGTCAATCCAATCTTGAAGGTCATCGAAGCGATCCGATAAGCCGAGGACTTTATCTCTATAAAGCTGGAAATCGGCATCGGTTAAAGCTTCGCTGTAGTCCTCTGCAATACCAGCCCTTTGCGCTGCATTCCCTCGATCACCTGCGGCTTTGCCCTGTGTTGTGTAATAGAAGAAAGCATAGTTATCTGTGTTTCCGTATTTGCCTACAATGTCAAGATCTGGTTTATCCCTACCGTTAATTGAGACCGCTGTTAAAGCCTCATTCCATTGCTCATCTGCAATAGGACCACCTTGTGTCTGCGTACGGTAATAAGTGGGATCAAAGCCACCAACAGGTGGTTGAGCACCTTGTGTTTTTGGATCCCACTTGGTAATTACTTTTGCAGTATAAAAACCATCAAAGGAATCACTTGCGGTATTGATATAAGTTGAATATTCTTCTGGAGATAAAATTCCTCTTAGCTCTTCAGATTCAATTGCATTTGCGTTGTTTTTGTAAGTGCCATCTTGTGCTATTGATAAGCGATTGACAGTGTTCTGACTCCACTTATTAATTGCATTATTCTTTTCATTTAACTCTCTTCCTTCTGCATTTAATTCATCAACTTTTTCCTGCTGTAATCGTTTTGCTTCGTCGTTTTTAAATTGGTTCTCTTCGTTCTTCTTTTGGTTCTCAGTATTTAATTGATTTGCTTTGTTTTCTCTTTGTTTAAGTGCTTCATTATTAAGAGCTGCATTCGCATCGTTTTTCTTTTTGTTTTCATTATTTAATTTACTGGCTTCTGCATTCCTTTTATTTATATCATCAAAGTTTTTATTAGCATTAACCTGTAAATTTTTGAACGTAAATTCCAGGCTAGTTTGTGATGCTGCACTTAACTTATTGAAGTTAGATGAGCCGATCGCGTTGCTTGCTGAAAGTGCATTTCCGTTAATTGTGATTTTTTGTGATCCCGGGCCGGGGGAGTCGCTTAGGGTCGCTGTTTTGCCATCAGAGCTGATTGTTAAGAAAACATCTTTTGTTTGTACTCTGTCTGCTGGGAATTTATCAGCGAATTCGCCAGGGGTAAAGTTTGTTTTTAAATTTGTCGGAAAATTGGCAGGAAAATCAGATGCGAATTCGCCCGGCGTAAAATTGACCTTAAAGTTCGTCGGGAAGTTAGCAGGAAACTCACCAGCAAATTCAGCGGGCGTAAAATCAACCCTAAAGTTGGCTGGTAGGTTGTAAGTTTGCCAGCCTTGCTGTGGATTCCAAAATGCCATTTTTCTTTAACACTCACCAAAAATAAAAAAGGATTCTTGCTTTATCCAGGCTTCAATCCTATCAAGGTTTTCAGAAGAAAAGAAGGGTTGTTTTTCAAACCAACTCCGCATTTCTTCTGATCCCTTATGTGCGTTGCATCTCCTGCAACAAGGGATTAGATTGTGTCGATTAGATGAGCCTGACTTAAAGCGTGGAATGATGTGATCAAGGCTAGTTGCTTTGTCTCCACAATAACCACACTTATTATTCCAGGATTGATATATACTTTCTCGAAAACGTTTTTTGGCAAGCTTTGGAGTTAATTCAACTAGCAGGGCGAGAGGCTCGTGCTCGTTGCAAAACATACTCTTCGATTGCCGTTAATTTATTCTAATTTCCCCACATATCTACAAGGTAATAGTAAAGAGATAAAAACTTTATTAAACCTATTGACAGGGCCTTGACGCGCGTTAGGTTGTATGAGTAATCAACGCCACTCCAATGGCTAAGCATCCAGGCTGGGTCTCTGCTCAGCAAGCAGAAGAACTTCTTGGCATTGAACGCAAAACTCTCTTTAAGTACCGTGATGACGGCACTTTAAAGCTTGGGCCTCATTTCGCGGCATTTCCTGGGACCATGTCCAGGGACAGCTACAAGTGGAATGTGGCAGCTGTTAAAAAGCACCTGCAAAAACAAGGCATGATGCCGATGGCTGCTTGATTTGCTTGTAATGCTTTTTACGGAGCTTATGAGCAAGGATTAAATCAGTAATGTTGAGCTCAACATTCTGAAAAGCCATTGCTTCATAAAGGTGTGAACAAAGGGGTAAATAGCAGCTCTGCAGGTCGCGGGGCTGCTTTTCTTTTAGGCTAAACAAAAATACCCACTGTGGATGTAGTGGGCGCACTGCTCTTTTTTTAGTTGCGACTGAAATGGAGTATTCGGTACTCCATTCAAAAGATGACAATTCTTCTGGGGTCAAGCCGTAGGTAGCTACCATTGCATAGAGCCATGCAATGTCTTTTGTTTTTCTGCTGGATGCTAAGCGGAAATACTCATCCACAATCCGCTGATCCAGGGGCGGTTGGTGGTTCATGTTTGGTATGAGCTAAGTAACCGCACCATATCCAACGGTGGGTTCTGCTCGCAAGGGGTAAAGGAAAGCTTAATAAGTCTCGTGAGACTTAATATAAGTATACAGTAATTGTTATGGTTTGTAAGGTCTTCCTTCTTTGTCAAACATTGTGAAACCTTGCATCTGAATTAAATCAGTTGGCACATTAAATAGTTTTTGCATCATTGGCATCATCATTGGTGTCTGGCAGTTATATGGAGGCACGTCCATCTGGGACAAAGAAAATCTATTTAAGTTTGCTGCCTTAAGTGATTGCTGTTCGTTTTCAGTTTGATCTACTAGTCGTTGCTCCCAGTCAGCCATACTATCTCTTCCAACTGGGAAATCGGAAGGCTCTGGAGGGAATGTATTATCTGCAAATTTAAGCGCATAAATATGTTTGCAGTATCGCAACTCATCAAGAAGTGGTTCCCAGTTATCTGTTAATGCTGTAATCTCTCCTTGATTAGAAGAGTAGTCACCAAACTTCGGCAGGCCTTCTGCTCTTGCCCCGAGTGTTCCAGGATCCGTTGTGCTTCTAATATAAGTTGCACCAAAGTCTGCATAGATGCCAGGGCTATCTCTTGCTATGTTGTTTTTTACAAAACTATCAGCAGTATTCGGGGGAAGTTGGTAGCCAGGAGGTGCATAAACCTCCATAGTTCTATTGACATTTCCAGGTGTCATTGCATTGTTATCTAATATGCCATCACGACGTGTCAACTCAAAACGACCTGGTTTTATGTAGGAGACTTTATTTCTCGGGAATATTTTCTTATTACCTTTCGATATGTCACGCATAAATGCGTAATCACGATGAGTGAAGTCCTGGCACGAACAGCAAAACCTTGAGCCTGTAATAAGGTATCGCCCAGGTGTAAAACCAATTGGAGAAGGTGTTAAATACTCTTTGTCTGGCGTTACCTGAATTGAGCCTGATTTGCGTAAAGTTAAAACACCGGTCGTTTGATTCGTGTTAGTAAGAACAGCTTGCACGTAGCCATATCTTCTTTGTGTCTCTGGATTAAGCGTATCTTTATCAATGATTTCACCGCCAGGTGTAATAATCCGGTCTTCCAGTATTTCAGAATTTAACGGAGTCAGTCCGCCAGGTACGTTCGGATCTTCTACATAAAACAAAGGTGGCAATGGATTTGATTCGCTCCAGGATCCAGCAAGCTTTACATACCAATTATCTTTATCTTCTGTTACGGATTCAATATAAAGCCGTTCGGAAGTAATCGGATCTACCAATTGATCACTGCGCATGGCACCGGCAAAACGCCAGCCTGCCCAGTGCATTCCCATCTCTTTATTCTTTGTTGGAAACCCAACAAAAGTGCCAGAAACCACTGGCATTCCATCACCGCTTCCAAAATTAGCTGGAAGCTCATATTGAAAAGGATATTCGTAACTGTTGTCGTAAAACGTAGCTGTTGCTATTTCGTAACCGCGCCGCCACCTGGACCAGGCTGATTCTCTATTTGCAGAATAAATCGAATCAGGTACTGAACCCTTAGAGAATTCAGTCGTGATGGGCTTCACTCCATTAGGAGGATTTACAGGCGACTGAACAAAATTACCAAAAGAGCTTCCTCTTTTTGGCGCCATTTTTAGAAGAAGCCGCCTTGCGCAATGACGTGAGCACCTGGTGTATAGCCAGAGACGTTTGGACCATCTGGGAACACGCCAACGTAAATACGGTCGCCTCGCTCCAGGTAGATACCTTTATTACGCAGCGGAGCAGTAGGACCTAAGCCATTTGTATTACCTGCTTGTGCAACAGGTGCTGCAAGTTGCGGCATCAAGTCCGAACAATCGACAGTTCCACTATTTGCTGGAACTGTTTTTGCGAACAGTACGCGGTAATCACCAGATGCAGGAATGGGTACGGTCTTGCCACGGGTGTGGTAAAACACAAAGGTCACTGCTGGTTGAGTGCCGTAATTAGAACCGTTGTAGAGGAAGCCTGTTGCGGTGCCACCGCTGTAATTAAGAGCAGTATTAACACCGGTCAGTGTTGTAACACCTGTGTAGATGTAATAACCGTAACCACTTGCTGGTGTAGGAGAAACAACGCCTGGCTGCTGAACAAAAACAATTTGACCACTGGTCAAAGAAATAACGGTTCCAGAGGTGCCGCTATTCACCGTGTAGTCAGCAGGACGATAGAAATCGTTACGAGTAATCGTAATGGAATCTACGATGCCACCACTGTTGTTGTCTTCGCTTAAGTCAGCGTCCATGTCCACCAGGATTGATGGAGCTTGTCCGCCTTGCACGAAGATAGTGCTTGCGCTAGCGCTACCAACCGTCTGCGTCGTTACTCGAACAGAGTCAAATAACGGGCGATCGATTAACAGGGGCTGCTTGTTCGAGCTGGTGGAGGACAATTTTCTACTTCCTATTTGTTTACATTATAGAACTTATTGGCCCACCATTCCAAATATGTTCATGAACTTACTGAACGGAGAGGTTTGCTGTGTCTGAACCAAAGATTGAATCAGTGGTGCAGCCAACTGTTGTGCCATCATCAAAAGGACGGGGTCTTTTTCGCCAGCAAGTTGCGTGTTCTGTGGTTTTTGTCCGGTCCCAGTGGGTGGCTTTTGCTGTTGTTGACCTTGTGCATTAAGGTCTAATTGCCCAAGCTTTTCGTAGATAGAACGTGCTGCTTTTTGACGTTGATCCGTTTTAGGAATACCGGCACGTTCAAAATCAACCAAGAAACGCCTTGCCGATTCCTCTGGAGACACAGCTCCTTTCAGGGATTCAAATGCACGTTTCTCAGGACCCTGCAGTTCATACGCCAAGAAGTCAGCTTGGGCTTCTATAGAACCAGGATCAAGCTTTTTTTTCTTAGCAAAATTAACGAGGGCATTCTGTCTGCCGCCCGTCCATTGTGCCAATCCAAAGCCACCTGCGCCTGCAGGAGCGCCTACTTTACCGCCTTCATTGATGCGTGGATTGAACCCTGATTCCAACTGAAAATTACCAAGAACACCGGCAATTTGTGCAGTGGATAAACCAAGGCCCTGTAAGCGTTTTGCTACAGCAATAGCATTTGGATTTAGAGACATTTCTTTATTCTCTTTGTTCTCCTACCCAATTTGAACTTGCCCTAAGACCAGGAACGAAGACTGTTTGTAATGCGAGGAGTGTCGACAAAGAAAGCAGAGTTCGCTTGACGTACTTAGGGCAGAGAATCATTGGTTTAAAGCAACTACACTGGCCTCCGTGAATCAAAAGATTCGTATCCAGTTGGTTGGACTTACATGCTCAGCAACGCCAAGGTATTTATTTTTTAAGGTTCAGTAAGGCCTGAAACTTATTCACCATTTCCGGATCAAATTCGATGCCTTGTGGTCCATAGGTATCTGCCGCTCCCATTGACTGCACAGCTGGGAGTCCTTGTGGGGCATTCATCCCAATAGCTGGTGTGCCTATAATTTGCTGCGGCATCTGATAACCATAGCCTTGATTAACAGCTTGACCAGCTAACACACCTTGAATAGTGTCGTAGCCTGACTGACCAGCACTTACTTTTGCGGCTAATTGAGGATTTGCTTTAGCCCAAATCTCCATGCCAATATCACGCGCTGCGTTCATTTCATCTTGTGTCTTAGCTCCAGTACGAGCTTTTTCATAACGCTGAAGCTCGGGATCCTGTGCCGTCATCTGTGCAACACGTGCTTTTTCTTGTTGGTAGGCACGTTCTACGGCAGGCGAACCAGAGCCCATGGCGTAGGAAACTCCTGTTTGCATGCCTGGAGCAGCTTCAAAAGCTCTGATTGCATTCATCTGAGATTGCCGCTCTGCTGGAGTTAAGGGCACACCTCGTTTCGGTAAGCCTGCGGCATTGGCTGGTCTGGTGCCAGATAGCATATTTGCATAGTCTTGAGCAGCTCTTTCTGAGCCGAGATAATTACCTAGCCTTCCAAGACCACCCAGCAGTCTGCCGGGCAGCGCCTCAATTGTTTGCCAAGTCTGACGAGAAAAGGGTCCTGTTGGCATAATTACCTCCAATTAATATTCAGATAAATGCGTGTTCCCACTGAAACATCAGCGGGCCCTGGAAGCGCTTGGATAAATTCAGCGCCTGAACGCTCGTAACGATAACGAGCTTGGAAAGGATCCTTATAGTTGGGAACGTAAAGGATTTGAGCGAGACGGTTGGTTTCGTAGAGATAAATCTCATCCCAAACCTTGAGAGCTTCTTTGGCGTTGCTAGACCGGATCGTACGGTCGACATCACCAGCGATGCTTTCTAGCCGAGTCGAAGGAGAAGTTGCAACCTCTGTCTTCTTCTCAGCAGTGTCACAGCGACCAATCTGAATAGAGATCTTGTCGTAAAAGTATGAATCCGGAATGGTATTCATGCTCTCTTCAAGACGAGCGTAGTCACCTGCCGGCACGGAAACCGTGAAGTAGCCCAGGTGATACCGGACTCTACTTTTGTCAAAGTCGCTGAGTTGCACAGCTTATTTCCGTATGTTTTTCATTATAAATGAACTCAACCAAGCAATGGATTTGGAATATTTGTTTGTGCCATCTGCTGATACATCTGCTGGAACTGTGCCATTGGATTTGCCGCTGGCGACGAAGGGCTTAATGCACTTGCAATAATTGCAGATTGCGCATACTCATTCATGTAATCATTCAAGAATTTATCCGCATCTTTCTTTACCTCTGGTTGAACAATATCTTGCTGCATATTATTAGCTGCCATACCACCCATGGGCATGCTTGCAGTCGGCATGACATCAGTTAATTTGCCTTCAGGTGTTTTGTAGCGCCCAGTGGCTAGCCATTCAAGCTGAGGGTCTGTAATAAATTTTTTACCTTCTAGTGCCAGGTGCACGTGTGTGGGGTGACCTGGGTCGCCAGGCCCTAAGGCTTCATTGAACAGTCCTAACTGTTTTGCACGCCAGCTCAATTCGCCTGTACGTTGTTGCCACGGGATTGCCTTTCCACCTGCATAAGCTGGGGCGACATCAGGACGCCAGTCCGTCACGTCGATTGCCATGCCTTTTGGGTGGTAGCCCGTGGGGGAATGGCCGCCACCTACGCCACCGAAAGCGGGGTTTTCTCCTACACGCAAGCCAACGCGCTGTAGGTATTTGCCCACATCAACAATAGATCTTTCCGCCATCTTATGTTTTATTTTTAATTTTAGGACTAAAAAACCCCTGGTTTCCCAGGGGTGTACTTATGTTATTTATCAAACTCGGATAAGGTCAGCCGCGAGAACTGCATCCCAATCCACACGTTTAATCTGTTTTAACTGTTCGAGATTGTTGAACCTTTCACCCGATAAGGACATCTGAAGATCTTTAATCTCTCGGGCTGTCTTCAATCCAATACCTTTAATATGATCAGCGATCATTTGTGCGGTAGCTGAATTGATGTTTAAACGATGGTCCGGGGGAAAAGTACGAGGCTCCTCTTTGGCTGCTTTATCTTTTACCTGAAGAGTTTTTACTGTTTTAGTAGCAGCTTCATCAGGGCAAAGCTCGGTTTTATAAGCGGTGTAAAGGCGACCGTCCTGATCTTCGACCATGAACCAATCGCCGTTATCCCATTCGCTTACAACCTTTACTCTTGCGCCGGTTTTTTTATGCTGATAAAGCATTGCTGGAGTAAGTGTCATAGAACCAGATGTTGTCTGGTCCTAGTTTAACTTATTCAGCTAACAGTGCGGCCAAGAAGATAACCATCGATATCTTCGTAGCCAGGTGCTTCATCAGGTTGGATGTAGCACACTTCAACCACAAAGTAACCAATACGACCGGCAGTTGCATCACCGCTGGAGATGTACCAACCACCAGAGGTGGAGGTAGCGGTCTGCGACTCACGAGCCTGGACGGTATAGGTAGTAGCCGTAGTGACTTCCTTGTAAACCTTATTGACGCTTACACCAGCAGCACCGGTAGCGGTGAGGAAAGCGTTAGCGCCATATGCAGCGGTACCAGCGGTGAAGAAGATTTCACCAGGCTGGGAGCCAGAGGTGGTGGAGGTCAGGTTGGCTTGTGCCACTGCTTCACCAACGTTGCCGGTGGAAGTGAGGCCAGGACCAAAGGTGATCACGTTGCCGGTAGCAGCGTAGATACCAGAAGCAACACGACCATCGCCCCAACCAGAAGCAACAGAAACTGCTGCGCGATACACATAGGCAGGCAGGGTGGTGCTGCCAGAGATCACCATGCCGGTGATGTCAGTGCGGGTGTCGTCATTCCGATAGGGGGAAGGAACGATCACGCTGCCAGAAGCAACTGCACCTGCGCCAGAGGCGGTGGTAACAGCTACGTAACCGCGCTGCTGGAAGTAACGATAGCCAGGAACAGCCAGCACAGAAGTGGGGCCGCCCTTGGAACCATTATTAGCGGAATCATAGTTGGTATCAATATTCTTGTACCAACCGTTCAGAGGCTCTGCCCAGTTACCTGGATAGATCTTCTTAGAGGACAAATAGGTCATTTATCTTTCCTTATGTTTTGGAACTATTAATAGTTATCAGATGTTGCCGTCGTCTTGAACGAAGCTGAATGCGGTGGTCACGAAGTCCTTGTTCAGGATCTCGAAGCCTGCATACAGTTGCCAGATCAGGATGATGAAGCGGCTGAAGTCATCGTTGTTGTTGATGAGCACCTGGGCGTTAGGGCCGCCGATGCCAACACCGATGGACTGAGGACCAAAGAAGTAGCCTTGTGCAACTTCCTGGGAGGTGTAGGTAGAACCGTTATTGAACGAGGCGCTGACGTTCTTGGTCGGGAAGTTAGTCGACTCGAAGAACTTAACACCTTCGAACTGCACACCAGTAGGCATCACAGGTTCGCCAGCCAGGAAGTAACCTTGACCAGCCTGGGGACCCATGTAGAAGCTGGCGTTGTTAGGCATCATGGGGTTGCCCATGTACATGCCTTGGCCAGGGTTACCAGAGTAACGTGCGATTTCGCGGAAGTCAGGATCACGACGCAGGTGCATCATGAAGGTTGGATCGCAAATGCAGCGATACAGACCATCAGCGAAGGTAGGAGTGTTGCGCTTACGGAGATCCTTGACGACAGTCAAGAGATCGGTACGCACTTGGAACTGCTGAGTTTCTGCGGTGTACTCATCAGAGGTGTAGGTGATCTGACCAGAAGCATTCTTGGTCTTAGCACCAGGGAAGTAGTAACCGCCTTGGGTAGTAGAGGCAGCACCATTGGCTTCTGCTTTGGCGAGTTCATCAATGAACACGCGGTCGCGCCAACGGCGATAGTCGTCAAGCAGCGTCAGGCTACCGATCGACTGGTGGAACATATTCAGGTTACCGGTGTCCAGCAGAAGACGCTGGGCGGTAATCAGGGTTTCACGTGCAATCTTGAAGGTAGAAGGCTGAGTCGGATCACCCGGGTCTGCAGGGCCAGTGTACTCCTTCAGCACCACAAGGACTTTCTCCTTCGTGATGTTGCGGCTGTTAGCGGTACCGATGGTTTGATCGGCAATACGCTCACGGCTGTCCTTAGTACCAGGGGTACCCCAGAACTTATAGCGATCTAACTGAACAGTTTGACCGGGCTGACGAGTGAAGTCGTGAACGACCACAGGCTCGACTGCCATTTCTGCAATATATGCAGGGTGGGGACGGTAAAGTTCCGCACCCAAGATTTTTGGAAAATCGTTCTCCTGGTCTCTAGTTTCTTAGAGGGGTGGACTATCTCTTCATCCCTGTGGGATGCCGGACGCT